CAACAGAAAATATCGTGACTGGGACGACAGCGACGTGCAGGAACTGTTCGAAGACGAAATCGGTCTTTGCTACGAATGTACACGCGAAGAAGACGCGGACGATTACAAAGGCGAAGGGTGGGACTAAATAAATGGAAACAATAGGTTATGCTTTATTATGTATGCTAATGTGCATACCCATACTATTTCTAATCTACATTGGGGTATGGATGCCTAAAGACAAAATGAAAGGTCATGCCGGTAGAGGTAAATGTAAATGTTGTAATAACTAAATCAAATAAATAATTATGTCAAAAATCAAAGCACTTTTATTATCAGTAGCATTCGCAATTGCAATTCTACTCTTCAGTTCACTAATGATAACACATCCTCAAGTAATGACATTGATGTCAATAATTGCTCTTGTTATCGTTACTTATATTTACTTAACTACTATGGAAAAGAAAACAAAAACAGAATCAGAATTAGTGCAACCAGCACTTGAATTTAAGCCATCTTCTAAATGTGTAGGCTCTTATTGCTTAGGCAGTAAGACAGGAATGTGTATTTGGTTTGAAAAAAAGCCTAACTTATTTCATCGTACAATGATGAAGATGTGCTTAGGCTGGGAATGGACTGACATAACTAAAAACTAAATAACTATGAAAAGATTTCTTAAGAGATTACTCTTTGGTAAGCCAAAAGTCAATGTTGAACCAATGTACATGAGCGTCTTCAAGGATAAGTACGGAAATTTATACGGTGGTGCTATTAATCCAAGTGATGAGTCTAAGCATTGTGTAGATATTGTTAGTCACATAGACAGCCCTAAATACTTGGGTAAAGTAAAAATTTATATGGATAATATTGAAATTCCTGTATTAGAAAAAGTTTGGTATGAAATGCCTAAATGGAAAGAAACTAAAAACTAAATAACTATGGAAAAGAAAAAAACTGCGGTTGAACAACTAATTAATGAAATGAAATCCTTACTTGACCAACCTTATGTCAACCCTAAAAATGCACTGAACGACTGCATTAATTTAGCGTACAACAAACTGCAAATGGAAAAGGAACAGATTGCAAAAGCGTCTGGAGAATTTTGGTTCGATTAAAAAATAAACAATGATGCTAATACTACAACTAAAAAAGAGAGTTGAGATTCTCGAAGCGCAGGTTCAAGAACTATTGAAAGCGCAAACACAACCCGCTCAACTTCCAGCACCAACAAAAGAAAAAAAGACAGCGTTCGTCAAACCAACGGTTGTGGAAATCTACGAATACGCTTGCGAGAAATTAAGCAACGACGACGCGCTTAAATTCACCGAGAAATTTCATGCACACTACGAAGCAAACGGTTGGAAGGTGGGAAGGAACGCGATGAAAGATTGGAAAGCCGCCGTTCGTAAATGGGATTTAAGTACATTCGCAACAACAAACCAACAAACAAAAATCAAAAATGGAAAATTCGATTCAGACGCTGCGCAACGCATCTACAACGACGCTCAGCATTACACAAAGGGTTGATCGTGCAGAACGCGAAAGCGCTTTTGTAGCCGACTACGACCTACCTACGTTCGTTAAATTATGCTCAAAGGTTTGCGCGATGTATGGAATAGCACTTCCCGAAGCGCAACTACTCCAGATGCTTCACGAGTTCATTGTAAAACACTTTCGTTGGGTTACGTTTGAACATTTCAACCTTGCGTTCGAACTAAACGCAGCCAACGAACTGTCAAAGAAAACCGAACACTTCGGAGCGTTGAGCGTGTCGTTTATTGGTGACGTGTTGACACATTACAAACCACACAGGGACAAAGCGAATCTACAAATTCAACGTGAAATAGCGCAATCAATTGAGGAAAAATCACAATTAATAAAGGAGAATGAAATGGCGGTGAACGACGATAGCTGGAGAAGAATGTTAGACGAAGACGTGCAGAGCTTCAAACAAGGCAAAATGACGACGTTAGAATTACGCGGAGTGTCAATGATGCGGTGGCTCGAAGAAAGTAAGCGTATAACGCTCGAAACATTCACAGACGACGAATACAATCTTTGTAAAGCAAAGGCACGAAAGACAGTCTTCAACGAACAGCAACTTTCAAAAGGAATGGTTGAAAGAATGAGTGACAGGAAGCGTCAACTGCTAAAAGAATCAATTCAGTTTGAAGGGTTGCGTGAGTTGTATAAACTTTATTTGTCGAAGCAATGAATCACGGATCGTTGTTTAGTGGAATAGGTGGCTTCGATTTAGCCGCTGAATGGATGGGTTGGAACAATACATTTCATTGTGAATGGATGCCTTTCCCACGCAAAGTTTTAAATCATTATTGGCCAAACTCAATTAGTTATGAAGACATCACAAAGACAGATTTCACTATTCACCGAGGAACAATTGACATACTCACAGGTGGATTTCCATGCCAACCATACTCAAGCGCAGGAAAGCGACTTGGGAAAGAGGACGAGCGACACCTCTGGCCGCATATGCTTAGAGTCATTTCAGAAGTTAAACCAACCTACGTTGTGGGCGAAAACGTTCGTGGGCTTACTAATTGGAACGGGGGAGTGGTCTTCGAAGAAGTGTGCGTTGACTTGGAAAGTCAAGGGTACACCGTACAGCCGATATTATTGCCAGCTTGTTCCGTTGGTGCGCCGCACAGAAGAGATCGTGTCTGGTTTATTGCCTACTCCCGTAGCAATGGATTATATGATAAATCAAAGGGAATTAGTGAACGGGAAAATACCAAGTTCAAACAGCGGAACAGCGCCGTTGAAAGATTGGGCTTCGAATGGAATGCTACCAACTCCAACGGTCTTCGACAGCACGAACGCGAGTGCGACAATGAAGAGCACTCAAGTGAAAGAAGGTTCAATGCACTCAATGACATTAACAAGAATGATGGCTTCAAATTTACTACCAACACCGAACGCAAGAGATTTCAAAGCGGCACAAACTCAGGAGAAATACGAATTGAGAAAAGAAATATGGAAACAAAAAGGAATAAATCTTCAACTTGGCTTACCTCAATTAATAAACAATCAAACTGGAACAACTTCCCAACTCAATCCCCGATTTGTGGCGGAGATGATGGGCTTCCCACCAAATTGGACGGAATTACCTTTCCAAAATGGCGACAAGAATCAATAAAGGGTTATGGAAATGCTATCGTTCCGCAGGTTGCCTATGAAATTTTTAAAGTAATTGCTGAAATGGACAGATTAGAAAAACTACAATTAAAACTATTTTAATGAAAAAATTAAGAATTGTTTCGCAAGAACATTGTGAAAAAACAATATACAAGGTGCAACAAAAAAAGTGGTACGGTTGGGTTACTGAATCTATTTACAGAACTTATGTCGATATGGTTTTTGAAACTATTGAAGAAGCTGAATTGTACATATTAAAAATCTTCACCAAACCGAAAATTAAAGTGGTGAAAAATATAAATGTGAAATAATGCCCGAAATAATTTACCACGACAAACAAAAGTACGCATTGGAATTACTTTCAATAGACAGCCCCATTGCGCAGGTATTGTATGGTGGCGGTGTATTTAGTGGTAAGTCTTTTTTAGGTTGCGATTGGCAAATAAAACGAAGACTAAAATACCCAGGGACAAAGGGTTTAATCGGTCGTGCTGAATTAAAGAAGTTGCGCTTGTCAACGATGCAAACATTCTTTGAACTTTGCACTTTGCACGGATTAAAACCAAACGTTCACTATACATACAATGGACAAGACCACGTTATTAAATGGTACAACGGAAGCCAAACGATACTTATGGACTTGGCAGATATGCCGTCAGACCCCGACTTTCAGAGATTTGGTTCGATTGAAATCACAGATTATTTCGTAGATGAAGTAGCGGAAGTTTCAAAGCGTTGTATTGACATTTTGCAAAGCCGTGTACGTTACAAATTGATTAACGACAGGGCAAAGGGTTTGATGACTTGTAACCCTTCAAAGGGTTGGTTGTATAATGACTTTTACTACGCTAATCTAAAAGGTGAATTGAGAAATGACCGCGCCTTTGTTCAAGCGTTACCAACCGATAACCCGTACATTTCGCAGACGTATTTAGAGAACTTACAGAAACTTCCAGAGTATGACCGCAAACGTCTGCTCGAAGGCAATTGGGAGTTTGACGACGACAGCGACAAACTATTCAACACGGAGAATTTACTTCGAATGTTTAGAAACGAAGTAATCAATGAAGGAAAGAAGTATATCACAGCCGACATTGCGCGTTTTGGAAAGGATAGAACGATTATTATTGTTTGGGAAGGATTAACTATCATTGATATAATTGAACTCAATCGTGCAGCGTTGGACGAAGTAGTGAACAAGATTCGCGTTGTAGCCAAAGAACACAACATATTACTTCAAAACATCATCGCGGATGAAGATGGGGTGGGCGGAGGAGTCTGTGACTTTTTGAAGTGCTTAGGATTTCAGAATGGATCTAAACCAAAACACCCACAATACCAAAACTTAAAGAGCGAATGTTATTACAAATTGGCTCAATACGTCGAAGAAAACAAAGTCACAATTTTATCCAGTACGCGCAAAGAACAAATCATTCGTGAGCTTGAAATGATTAAGCGACATCGCGCGGACGTAGACGGAAAGTTGCAAGTCACACCGAAGGACGTAATCAAGAACCGCGAAGGAATAAGTCCAGACGTTGCAGACGCGATAATGATGCGTATGTACTTCGAACTCAATCCAAGTTACGGACAATATGTTGTCGGTTAGCATAGGTTGACTATATTAGCACAAATAAAATAAACAAATGATAAATAAATTTTTTAAGCGAGCTGAAATTGCAATTGTGATTTTACTTCTTATTGTACTTGGATATTCACTTATTACCAGAACTGCAATAGAAGAAATTATAGATGTTGATTTTTGGATATTATCATATTTAATTTCATTAACCACACCGAGCATTTTTTGCAAATCTGAAAATGAAAAAACTGAACAAGAATGAAAAACACCCCACTATACGAGTCGTTAAAAATGACTTACGACAGAGAGCGCGAAATTGTTAATTCACTCGCGAACTACTTTCAACAAGGAAAGATTCTTGGAGATATCCTTCTGGAACTTTCACAGCGCAAAGACTTAAACGCAAAAGAGAAAATATATCTCGCGCTTATGATTGGTTCAATGATGTCGAAGCCAGATGCAGAAAAGTAATTTACTCACGCAGGTTATTGCTGAATTAGAAGCGCGTGAAGCGAAGGGAGTTGAGACATACGGAACAACACTCGACCGAACTGATTTAACGCGCTCTGAGTGGTTGCAACACGCTTACGAGGAAGCGTTAGACCTTGCGCTTTATTTGAAGAAACTTAAAATAGAAGAAGATGCCAGAAAGTAAAACTAAAAAAGGAATTTGCGTGTACTTGCACAAAGACCTGTGGAACGAGATTGACGAAAAGAGAGGTGAGAATAGTCGCAACACTTTTTTAAGTGAAGCGATTGAGTTCTCGTTGAAGTTCTACGTTCCCGAATCTAAAGTAAAACACTCAGAACAAAAGTAGAAAGAGCAGCGACAGACGAAGTAAAGATTAAAGCGCGGTTTCTGCGCTTTTTTTGTTTGTCTAACTTTTTGTTTTCAACGTTTAGAGTGTTTATTTCTTCGGTTAATACATCGGTCTTCTGTTCATAAGCATCGATTGTTTCTTGTAAGTTGTCAATCTTTTCCCCTTCAATGTTCAATTGTTCTTTGAGGTTGTTAATTACAAGTGAATCGGAAGCAATTACGCTATCGCAAGAGTTCACCAAACGTACGACATCCACGTGAGTAATAGTATCTCGAATAACAATAGTAGAACGAGTTCTTTGATAGGTGGTTTTGGCTGTAAGTTGAGCATCTTCATAAGTGCGGAGTTGTTTATAAAGTTCTATTTGTTCAGCAAGTAAGCGGTCGTATTCTCCAGCGTTGTAATTGATGACGCTATCTTGCTTCTGAATTTCAACGTGTACGTCTTTTGACTTATCGCGTCCCCACCAATTCCAACAAATGACCGTCCAAATAGCAGTTGTCCCAATGAGCAACAAAGCAATTGCAAGTATATTTTTTCTCATAAAATCTTTCCTTCGTGTATGCGGTAATTGTGAACGCTGAACGCTCCGTTGTTTCCTTTCTCAACAATGGCGAAGCCGTGATTGTACTTTGAATAAGGGTTGTAATCGGGACTTAATTCAGATAAGCAACCAACACCCCAACAGGTAATAAACTTTCCGTTAGCATCGCGCTCGTTGTGTTCAGCTGTCTGGTGGTGATGTCCGCACAAAGAAGAAACTTTTGTCTTCATAAACAACCCACGCGCTACGTTGACAGAAGGAAGGAATTGTTTCCCAAATTCGTGTCCGTGAAAGATTGAAAGTTTGCCGATGTTCAGTTTGCTCTTTCCGTCAATCCACTTCACATCGTGCTTGTCGCAATGCGTCAATGTCGGAAAGTCGAACGCGTCAATGTCGAATAGTTCGGGCGCTTTGATTCGCATATATCTCCAATATCTTTCCTCGTGGTTTCCTTCCTTGTAATAGATATTCGCGTTCGGGAACGTGTGTCTTAACGACGCAAGGAATTGACGAATAGAATATAGTTCGTCTTTGAATTTTCTTTTGCGTGGATCTTTAACAAAGTCACTAATCATGTGACAGTCTAACGCGTCACCATTCAAGATGATTGCGTCACATCCCTGTTTCAATCCTTCTGCGATGGCGCACTCCAATGCTTCATTGTCTTGGTAAGGCAAATGGACATCTGAAAGAATAAGAAACTTGTTTCCCTTCAGTTCAACGTGACGACGTTTCTTCGAATAAGACTTCGGAAGTGCGTATGGGTTGGAAGGTCTTGGTGCTGTGTCCATTAATTCTTTTTGTGAGTTAGATGCTCGGCTTCGCTTTCCAATCTTACCGCGAACAGTTCGAATGTAATTACGCGCGTGTTCTAAAGAATCGAATGCTTCTGGATATTCAGTAAATAACTTTGAAGCCAATGAATGCGAAGGAGCGTCGGGAAACTTGCTACAAATCTCCGCTGTTATTTTCCTCGCTTCTGTCTGTGGTCGTGCCATTCTTTTGTTTTGTAAATCGTTCTATTACTGTTCCTCCAAACAAACCGCCTGTCAGAAGCGCGAGTGTGTCAAACATCGCAATGGGACAAACGTGATATGTGAATGTTGCAACATAACTCAAAATGATTAGGTTAATTGTAACAAATATAGCAACAATTCGTTTCGAACTTACTTTGGTTGAAGAGGTAAGCAATTCCTTAAGCCACACATTCAACTTATCCTTCATAAAAACTTTAATACGAATTGAACGATTAACCCACCAACCACACCAGCAGCGGTTGCAATACCACCTAAACGAGCAACCTGCAAACGTTGATTCTGAATGTACTTGTCGTGTTTCTGCACCTTGCTAACAAGACCTTCAATTTTCATTTCGTCGTCACCAATCAACACGTTGTAAATACGGTCAATCTTCTT